ACAAGACCAGATAACTAAGATAGAAAATTATTTAACACCTTTTTATTTAGAAGAGTTAGAGGAAATAAGAAATGAGTAAATTAAATTATAAAGAAATAAAACAACGAATAAATGTTATTGAAGATAGGTATTACAAAGGTTGGAAACAATCTGAAGAATGGTGGAGAGTTACTGGAGATGTAAACTCAACCGATAGAAGATTATGGACTTACTATCACAACCTATTGAATAGGAGTTGCATAGAATAAATATCTATGGTATAATAAGGATAGAAAATTATGATAAAAATAAAACAAATAATTAGAGTACCTTATGTTGTGTTAAATAATTTACTTGACACAAGATATAGGAGAAAGATTATGAAGAAAAATAAAAGGAGAAAGAAAAATGTTTCTGATAGCACATTATAAATTTATGTCAAGTAAAAATTTAAATAAATATCAATGGACTGAAAAATTTCCTGTTGACCAATTAGTTGATGATGAAAATAAAGTATTAACTTTTAAAACTGAGAAGGAAGCAAAGGAGGCAATGGTATCGTGGGGAGTGGATTTATATATAGCCGAGCAGTCCGGTGTAGTGATAGAGAGAATACAATGATGTGTACACAGTTCACATTATATTTTTTTCTTGGTGGAATTTTAATAGGAATGTTTATAATTTTATTAGCTTATTTATTAGCTAGATAGGAGTAACAATGTACGACCCAGTAGTATTAAATATATTAGAAAAGAATGTTAAGGATTTACAAGAACAATTAGTAAATGCTAACAAAAGAATTAAAAGATTAACAGACGAGAACTATAAGTTAAGAAGAGAAATAGAATTAGTAAAAGATAATGGTAAAAGAATTATCAATGATAAAGGAAGTGCGTGGATAGGAGATGCTGAGATGCCTGATGCCGGCCATTTAAAGGATGAGTAGTGATAGAGATAGGAGATTAAAGGCTACAGGTTCTTGGTTTCAAAATCCAAAGAAAGTTAAATACTTATGGGTAAATAATATATTTCCTATATTATTACTTGTAAGTTTATTTATTTTATTATATAATTATTAGGAGAATTAAGATGCAGAATCTTTGGGATAAAGATGAGAAGAGAATGTACAGAAAATTATTTAAAGAATATAAAAGAGAAGGTTGTTCAAATGAAGAGGCAAGTATGTTAGCGAAACAGGATTGTAAAAACAGTATTGGCCTTGATATTTATTCAGCAGAATTAGTATACAATAAAACTTTAAAAGATTTTGATTGACATTATGAAAAAAGTTATTATAATAATTAAATATATATATAATATAATTAATAATTATTTATTAAAATATATAATAAATATATTTATATTATTAATATCCTTATGGGTATTATATATATTTATTATGATGATATATTATACATTTAAATAAAGGAATAAAAATATGTGGTTAGAAGTATTAATAATATACACAGTAATATATACCTTCATAGGTTTAAGTAACTCAGTAGGTATGATGTAATGCAAAGTAAATGGATAAGCAGAGGTGAATGCCCTTCATGTAAGTCGAGTAAGGGATATAACATACATGTTGATGGGCATGCCTTCTGTTTTTCCTGTCAGAAAAGATTTAACAATACAGGAGAGGCAAGAATGCAAACCAAAATAGTAGATATACAAAATAAAATTTCAAGTACTGGTGAGTACGGAAGTATTAATGATAGGAGGATATCAGAACAAACTGCTAAAAAATATAGAACAAGAATAAGAACAGATGGTTCTATAATTTCACATCACTATTACGAATACTATAATGCTGAAGGTAGCCATGTTGCTACCAAGGTACGACAGGTAGAAGGAAAAAGAATGTGGTCTCAAGGAGATATGGGGGATGCCTTACTATTTGGCCAGAATTTATTTAAGTCCGGTGGTAAATATATTACCATTGTTGAAGGAGAGGTAGATGCAATGTCTGCCTACGAAATGTTAGGTAGTAAGTGGGCAGTAGTATCAATAAAGAATGGAGTTCAAAGTGCTGTACAGAATTGTAAACAACACCTTGAATATCTAAATACTTTTGAGAATGTGGTGGTTTGTTTTGACAATGACAAGCCAGGGATTGAGTCCTCTCAAAAGGTTGCTCAATTATTTGAACCTAACAAGTGTAAGATTGTAAGACTAGACCACAAAGATGCAAATGAATATCATAAGCTAGGTAAGTCCAAAGACTTTGTGCAAGACTGGTGGAGTGCAGAATCATATACACCGGCAGGTATATTAAACTTATCTAGACTAGGAGAATCATTATATGATGAGAAGGATTGTGAGACTATACCTTATCCTTGGAGTGTTATGAATGAAAAAACATATGGTATGAGAACAGGAGAATTAGTAACCTTTACATCTGGGGCAGGTATGGGTAAGTCTTCTATCATGCGTGAGTTAATGCATCACATACTTAGAAACTCTAATGATAACATAGGTATACTAGCACTAGAAGAGAGTACAAAGAACACTGCATTTAATATTATGTCAGTAGAAGCAAATCAAAGATTGTATATCAAAGAGATAAGAAATAAATTCTCAAGAGAACAATTAAATAAATGGCAAGAAGATACAGTAGGTTCTGGTAGGTTTTTTGCCTTTGACCATTTTGGTTCTATAGGTAATGATGAGATACTATCTAGAATTAGATACATGGCAAAGTCTTTAGATTGTAAGTGGATATTCTTAGACCATCTATCTATCTTAGTTAGTGGTCAAGATGATGGAGATGAGAGAAAATCTATTGATGTATTGATGACTAAGTTACGTTCACTAGTAGAAGAAACTAATGTAGGTCTTCTCTTAGTATCACATCTGCGTAGACCTTCAGGAGATTTAGGCCATGAGAATGGTAAGGAAGTAACTCTATCACATCTAAGAGGTAGTGCTTCTATTGCACATCTATCTGATAGTGTGATAGCATTAGAAAGAAATCAACAGGCAGAAGATGATGTGCTTGCTTGTACAACAACGATTCGTATTCTAAAGAATAGATATACAGGAGAGACCGGTGTATGTTCTTACTTGCATTATGATAAAAACTCTGGTAGAATGTCACAAATAGACAATCCTTTTGAAAATGATTTAGAAGGAACAACAGGAGTACAATTATGAAATGTTATAATTGTCAAACAGAATTAATATGGGGTGGTGACCACGACTCTGAAGATGATGAGGAACATGCTATTGTTAGTAACTTATCTTGTCCTCAATGTGGTGCTTTTCATTTAGTTTATTGGGGTCATAAAGGAGAAGAAGAAGATAAACAACTTTGGATAAAAGGTTATAAAGAGTGGTTAGATAACAAAAAAGAAATGCCAGAAATGTGGGAGCATTATTGTGATACAGAAAAAAGTATGATGGAAGTAGGTAAAGGTGAGCCTTGTAATTGGTGTGGAAAGGAGGAGAAAGATTGTGAAAGTTGTTCTTGATATAGAAACAGATGGTTTTAATCCTAGTAAGATACATTGTATTGTAGCAAAGAATATAGATACTAATTTAGTTACTATATTTGACCCAGATACTTTATATAGCTTTAATAGTTGGGCTAATACAGTTGATAAATTTATTATGCATAATGGTTTATCTTTTGATGCACCAGTTCTTAATAGATTGTTAGGTACAGGAATAACACCAAATAAAATAATAGATACATTAATTTTGTCACAGTTATTTAATCCTATCAGAGAAAAAGGACATAGTCTTAGAGCATGGGGAGAAAAACTAAGCATGCTTAAAGGTGGAGAAGATGTAAACTTTTCTAAGTATGATTTTAATATGTTAAAGTATTGCAAACAAGATGTAGAAATAACTCATGCTGTTTATAAAGAATTAATTAAAGAGAGCACTGGGTTTTCACAGGAGTGTTCAGACCTTGAACATAATATAAGATTAATACTAGACCAACAGGAGAAGAATGGTTTTGCTTTTGACATGAAGAAAGCTCAACAGTTATTAGCAATATTAAAAGAAGACATCTATGATTTAGAACAATGGTCACTGGAAGAGTTTGACCCTACTGTTATAGAGATGAAGACGAAGACAAAAGAAATTCCTTTTAACATTGGCTCTCGTCAGCAGATAGCAGACAGGCTAATGAAGAAAGGTTGGAAGCCTAAACAGTTTACAGATAAAAAGAATATTATTATTAATGAAGCTGTTTTAAAAACAATTAAAGAGCCAGAGTTAAAACTTACTGCAGAAAGATTCTCAAAGTATTTTTTACTACAGAAGAGAGCAGTAATGGTTGAGTCTTGGATTGATGCTTGCGATAATAATAACAGGGTACATGGTAAGGTAATGACACTACGTACTATTACAGGTCGCATGGCACATAACTCACCTAACATGGCACAAGTACCGGCTGTATACTCACCATATGGTAAGGACTGCAGAGGGTTATGGACTATATCAGACCCTATGAAATATAAATTAGTAGGTACTGATGCTAGTGGTTTAGAGTTACGTTGTCTTGCTCACTATCTTAATGATACAACTTATACTGATGAGATATTGAATGGAGATATACATACAAAGAACATGGAGCTAGCAGGCTTAGCAAATAGAGACCAGGCAAAGACATTTATATATGCCTTTCTTTATGGTGCTGGTTCAGAGAAAATAGGTAAGATAGTAGGAGCTGGAAAAGAGAAAGGAGATATTTTAATAAAAAGATTTCTATCTAACTTACCCTCATTAAAAAGACTAAGAGAACAAGTAGAAAAAGTAAGTAGAAGAGGTAAGATAAAAGCTATTGATGGAAGATACTTAAAAGTTAGAAGTCCACACTCAGCATTAAATACTCTTCTGCAAGGAGCAGGTGCTATTGTTTGTAAGCAGTGGTTGTTACATATTATAACAAGAGTATATAATAAAAAACTTGATGCAAAATTAGTAGCTTCTGTTCATGATGAGTATCAATTTGAAGTGGCTAACAAAGATGTAAATGAATTTTGTAGTATCACTAAGATTGCTATGAAAGAAACTGAGAAGACATTGAAGTTAAGATGTCCTTTAGATAATGATTACAAGGTAGGAGTAACATGGGCAGAAACACATTAGAACCAAAGACAGAAGATAGAAAGAAGTTTGATTTAGATTTACAGTATGGTCAAGTAAAAGAAAAGATTGTTGCTGACATGCTACAAGATAAGAAGATAGAAGTAAAATCTGAAAGAGGTATGTGGTTAAGGACAGGTAACATTGCGATTGAATATGAAAGCTATGGTAAACCTAGTGGTATTAACGCAACCAAAGCAGACTACTGGTTTCATAATCTATGTGTGGGAGACCAAGTATATGGCACACTAGTATTTGAAACTAAGATGTTAAAGAGAATTGTTAATACATCTATCAATGAGAATCAAGTTAGAAGTGTATCTGGTGGAGACCATAATGCAAGTAAGATGTATCTAATGAATATACAGAAACTTTTTTCTCAAAATATAATAAATAAAAGTGTTGACAATGCATAGTAAAATATGCTATAATATAATTTTATCAATCAAAAGGAGTACACATGAGTGTAATTAGTGGAACAGCTTATTGGGCTAGCTTACAAAGTCCAAACACAAAGTTCGAACCTAGCTGGCAAATTGAAGTATGTAATTTAGATGCTGAAAATAAAGCTATAGCAGAAAAAGATAATCTTACTATTAAGTATGATGATGTTAAAGGTGATTATGTTTCTATCAAAAGAAAAGTTAAAAGAAAAGATGGTAATAATAATCAACCTCCTATAGTTGTTGATGCTCAAAAAAGACCTATGTTAGATTTAATAGCTAATGGTTCTAAAGTTAATGTACTATACAGTACGTTTGAGTGGAAGTATGCCGGTAAACAAGGAGTGTCTGCAGACCTAAAGAAAGTTCAGGTTGTAGAATTAATTCCTTACGAAGAGAAAGAAGACTTTGATGAAATACCTGATGGTTATACATCTGCAGATGAAGCAGGTGCAGAAAAAATTCCTTTTGCCTCTTAACTAAAGGATAGTGGGAGACTGTTTGGCTGAGCAGTCTCTCACATTTTATATATGAAAAAAATAGATACAATAGTAGAAGATATATATGGTTTGTTTGAGAAGAAGAACGAACATCTTACTGAGAAAGAAGTAGATAAATGTATAGATGATTTTGCTAGCTCGGTTAAAGTGCATGTAAAAGATTTCTTAAAACAGATGCCTCAAGATAAACCTAGGTTAAGATTATCAACTATAGGTAGACCAGACAGGCAACTGTGGTATGATTTTAAACAGCCTCGAACCGAGTCTTTCCCACCTAGTACCAGGATTAAGTTTCTCTATGGTTATATCTTAGAAGAACTATTAATTATGCTTGCCTCTATCTCTGGACATAAGGTAACTCAACAACAGAAGCAAGTAGAAGTCGAAGGAGTTAAAGGACATCAAGATTGTTTTATAGATGACGTATTAGTAGATTGTAAGAGTGCCTCTGGTAGAGGATATAATAAATTTAAATATAATAACTTATCAAGTGATGACCCCTTTGGATACATTCCTCAGATATCTGCATACGCAGAAGGTAATGGAGTAAATGAAGCTGGCTTTCTAGTTATTAATAAATCTACAGGAGAACTATGTTATACAAAAGTACATTCATTGGAGATGATAAATGCTAAAGACAGAGTTAAGAAAATTAAAGAAGTGGTTAAGTCTGATACTATACCGGACAAATGCTACTCTGCTGTTGCTGATGGCAAGTCTGGGAATTATAAGCTTGCTACTGGTTGTATTTATTGTAGTCATAAGCATACTTGTTGGAGTGATGCTAATAGTGGTGAAGGACTTCGTGCTTTTAATTATTCAACTGGTAAAAGATATCTCACACATGTTGAGAAAGCACCTAACGTAGAGGAAGTACATGATAAATAGTCATTGGACTTGTTATGGCACAGAAAAATCTTTTGTGCCTAACGAGGATAAGTTTGGTTTTGTTTATATTATAACAAATACTAAGAATGGTAAGGCCTATGTAGGATGTAAACAATATTACATAGGTAAATCTAAGAAGGAATCTAGATGGCAGACTTATACAGGTTCTTCTAAATATTTAAATGAAGATATTAAAAAGATAGGTAAAAAATATTTTACATTTGAAGTAATAGCAGAGTATAAAAACAAAAGAAGTTTACGTTACTATGAGATGTACTATCAAGTAAAGTGGAATGTTCTTACTGCTACTGTAGAAGGTAGTGATAAGCCTGCATTTTATAATTCATATGTTGGTGGTAAGTTTTATAGGCCTATTGAAAGTTATATGCCTCATACAGAAGAAACTATAAGAAAAATGCGTGAAGCTCAAACAGGAGAAAAACATCCTCTGTATGGTAAAAAACATAAAGAAGAAACTAAAATAAAAATGCGTGAAGCTAAATTAGGAGAAAACAATTATTGGTATGGTAAAAAACATACAGAAGAAACTAAAAATAAAATGCGTGAAGTTCACACAGGAGAAGACAATCCTATGTATGGTAAAAAACATACAGAAGAAACTAAAAATAAAATGCGTGAAGCTTATTTTAAAAGAATAACAAAAGTAAAATATATTGACAATGAAGAATGAACCTGATATAATACAGATAGAAAACTTATTCTATTCTGAACCTTACAACTCAGAGAAGAGATTGTTTTTGTCTGTAATACTACAAGCATTATTAGATGTATCAAAGAATGTTATTACATCTAATGATAAAGTAAACAAAGCACGAGCTGAGTCCTGGTTCTTTGCAGAGGTTGGAGTAACTTGCGAGAACTTTGAAACAGTTTGTGGTATGGCAGGAGTAACACCAAGTAAAGCTAGGTCATTTGCTTACAAGGTTATTAAGGCAGACAATAAAAAGTTTTTAAGAAATAGAATAAGAAGTGTATTAAGAGGTGATGATGACAAAGAAGAAAAATGATTTGACATTTGCAGAAAGTCATGCTAAACTATACAATGATATGATAACATTTGAGGAGCAAGAAAACATGGGACAAATGGATGAGGCAATAAGAGAAACAGTTAAAGAACAAGGTTTTAAGAAAATAAATTTAGAGAAGGAAGCTATTATAGCTACAGATAGACAGGTAGGTGGAGACCATTACAAGACTTGTAAGATACAACCTGTTGATTATATTGTAGAAAATAACCTGACATTTCTTGAGGGTAATGTAGTAAAGTATATTACAAGACACAGAAGAAAAGGTGAGGGTGCAAGAGACATTGAAAAAGTAATACATTATTGTGAATTAATATTGGAGAAAGATTATGGCAGGAAATAATTATTTACCTACAGAGTATCAAACGTTTATACATGCGTCTAGATATGCACGTTGGTTAGAAGAAGAAGGTAGAAGAGAGAGTTGGATTGAAACAGTATCTAGATTTAGTAACTTCTTTCAAGGACATTTAGATAAGAATTTAGGTGTTGTCTTACCTCCAGAAATATGGAGAAGAATAGAAGATAGTATTATAGGACTACAAGTAATGCCTTCTATGAGAGCATTGATGACAGCAGGGCCTGCGTTAGAGAGAGAAAATATATCAGGATATAATTGTTCTTATGCTCCTATAGATAGTCCACGTTCTTTTGATGAGATACTTTATATACTTATGAATGGAACAGGTGTAGGGTTCTCTGTTGAAAGAGAGGGTGTTAATCAATTACCTACTATACCTTATAGAGAGTTTGAACAAACAGAAGATGTTATATCTGTAGCTGATTCTAAAGAAGGATGGGCCAGAGCATTTAGAGATTTAATATCTTATCTTTATACTAATAGAATACCTAAAGTAAATGTAAGTAAAGTAAGACCTGCAGGTGCTAGGTTAAATACCTTCGGTGGTAGGGCTAGTGGGCCTCAACCTTTAGTTAATCTAATTGATTTTACTATTAATAAATTTAAAGAAGCTAAAGGTAGAAAGTTATCCTCTATGGAGTGTCACGATATTGTGTGTAAGACTGGTGAAGTTGTGGTTGTTGGTGGTGTGCGTAGGTCAGCTCTTATATCTCTGTCTAATTTATCAGACCAGAGATTAAGGGTTGCCAAGTCTGGTGCTTGGTGGGAGACAAATCCTGAGAGAGCATTAGCTAATAACTCAGTAGCATATACAGAGAAACCTGATGCAGGTATCTTTATGAAAGAATGGTTAGCTCTATATGAAAGTAAGTCAGGAGAACGTGGTATCTTTAGTAGAGTATCTGCTCAAGCAAAAGCTAAAGAGAATGGTAGACGTAAGTCAGACTATGCGTTTGGTACTAATCCTTGTAGTGAGATTATACTTAGACCTAATCAGTTCTGTAATTTAACTGAGGTAGTATGCAGACCTACTGATACAGTAGATACATTAAAAGATAAGATAGAAGTAGCTACTATACTAGGTACAATACAAGCTACACTTACTAACTTTGGTTATCTTAGAAAGAGATGGAAAGATAATACAGAAGAAGAAAGATTACTTGGTGTATCCTTAACAGGTATTATGGATAATAGTATACTATCTAGAAGAAGAACTACCTTACCAGAAACACTACAAGACATGAGACAGAAAGCTGTGACAGTAAACAAAGAGTGGTCAGAAAAATTAGGTATACCACAATCAACAGCTATTACTTGTGTTAAACCTTCAGGTACAGTAAGTCAATTAGTAGATAGTTCTAGTGGTATACATGCTAGACATAATCCTTATTACATTAGAACAGTAAGAGGAGATAAGAAAGACCCTCTGACAGAGTTTATGAAAGACCAGGGTATACCTTGTGAAGATGATGTTATGAATGCACATAATGCTGTGTTCTCTTTTCCTATGAAGGCAGATTCTAATGCTGTATTTAGAGATGCTATGACAGCTATAGAACAATTAGAGATATGGAAGTGTTATGCAGAGCATTGGTGTGAACACAAACCATCAGTAACTATATCAGTTAAAGAACATGAATGGATTAACGTAGGTAATTGGTGTTGGGATAACTTTGATGCACTATCTGGTATATCATTCTTACCTTTCTCTGACCATACATATCAACAAGCACCTTATCAAGACATAGATAAAGCAACCTATGAAGAGCTTGAAGCTAAGATGCCAAAGAATATTAATTGGTCTGAGCTTAGTAAGTTTGAGAAAGAAGATTCAACAAAAGGTTCACAGGAGTTAGCATGTACAGCAGGTTCATGTGAGTTGGTGGATATATAATGACTGAAGATAATCTAAGAATAAATATTATAGATGCATTACAAAAAGTATATGACCCTGAGATACCAGTTTCTATATATGATTTAGGTTTAATATATGATATAGATATAAAAAAAAATAAAGATGTAGATATTCTTATGACATTAACAACACCAAATTGTCCAGTAGCACAAGAGTTACCTCAACAAATAGAAGATGCAGTAGCAGCTTTAGAAGAAGTAAATAAAGTTCAAGTAGGTATTACTTGGGAGCCACCTTGGAGTCAAGAAATGATTTCAGAAAGTGCTAAACTTGAATTAGGATTAATTTAAAATGAAGTTAGTAGATATATAATTTTTTTGTTGCATTGATTTTTAAATTATGTTATAATATTTATATATCAAAGAAAATAAAAATATAAAGGACAAGGTAAATGAAAATTATTTTAATATTAATATTAAGTTTAGTTGTAGTACAGTTGAAAGCAAATCCCTGGTTTGATTCAGTGGGATATAGATACTATCATGATATGGATAATGAACATGATGGTTCTAAATTTAGAAGTTATGCTACTAAAAAATTATCTAACAGTGATAAATTAAAAATAGCATACGAAAGAAAAAGAAGTGGTAGAGGTGTTGAAGGTGGCACTTGGTTTATTGATTATGAATGGAAGTTTTAATATGGGAATAAAAATTAGAAACGATATGGATACAGTATATATTGGTTATGACCCAAGAGAACATGCAGCTTATGAAGTGTTAAAGTTCTCTATAGAAATCAGAGCTAAGAACCCTGTAAGAATTGTGCCTCTTAAAAAAGATGCATTGATTAGAAATGGTATGTTTAAAAGAAAGTCTAACAAGATGGGCAAACAACAGTATGATGAGATAGATGGTAAACCTTTCTCTACTGATTTTAGTTTTACTAGATTTCTTGTACCACATTTAAACTTATATGAAGGACTGGCATTATATATGGATACAGATATGTATTGTTATGGTGATATAACAGAACTATTTGATATGTGCAGAGAAAACTATTATCCTGTATGGGCAGTACATCATAAGTATAATGTTGAAAAAAGCATTAAGATGGATGGCCAAGCACAAGAACCTTATAATATGAAGAACTGGTCTAGCCTTATGATGTTTAATTGTGGTCATCATTATCTAGAAAATTTAAGTATTAATGCTATTAACACAGAGAAAGGTAGATGGTTACATACATTTAAATGGTTACCAGATGATTCTTCAGATGTAGGACAAATACCTGAAGAGTGGAACTGGCTTGATGGTCATTCACCAGAAGTTATGAAACCAAAGATTGTACATTTTACAACAGGTGGGCCTTGGTTTGCAAATTGGAAACCTAGAGGAACTACTGAAGGCAAGTATGCTGTTAAGTGGTGTGAAGATGCTAGGTGGTTACAAATGAAAGGTATCATACCAAAAGAAAAGGATTACTTAATACAATGAGAGAACTATCAAATACATTATATAAGTCCTTGAGATGTTATTATAAAGCTGAAGTAAACAAAGCATTGTATCAACTTGATTTAGCATTTCAAAAACCAGTAGCAATAGGAGAACATCCAAAGATAGTAGAAGATTCTATTGTATTAATAAAACAATTAGCTGAAGCTGAAGAGGCTTTAGAAACATTAGAAAAGAATTTTGGAGCATATAATGAAAGAGATTAATATTGTTACATCTTTTAATGAAACAATTTTAAAAGATACAGCAGTACATTTATTAAACTCCACTAAAGAAAGTTTAGATACAAGTATTAATTTTACTGCTTACTATCATGATTGTAAGATAGATGCCTACTCATTACCTGATTATACTTATAAAAGTTTACATGATGTTAAAGACCATGAAAGTTTTTTAAAAAGATATGCAGAACATGATGGTACAGAAGAAGGTAAGATACCATACAATGAAAAGTTAGATGCATTGAAGTGGTCACATAAAGTATTTGCCTTAACAGAGAAAGCATTTGAGTTAGCAGAAAAAAGTAAAGAAGCTGGATGGTTAATATGGATTGATGCTGATTCTTATTTAAAGAAAAGATTAACTAAACAAGATATATTATCTATGTTAAATGATAAAGCAGATATTGTTTATAATCCTGATGAACCTTTCTTTATGGCTTTTAATTTAGATAAGCAACCTACTGTAGATATACTAGCAGATTTACGTGGTGCATATATACTAGGTGAGATGATTAAGTACAGAGAGTGGCATGATTATTATATATTATCTAGACTGATAACTATTTATCAAGCACATGGTATGAAAGTAGAACAGATAAATACTATGAATGATTTCTTTTATCATTTTGCTGGTAGACCAGACTTTTCTAAGATATCTATTAGAAATAGTAAAGGTGAAAGAGCATTTCCTTTAACAGATAATGTTTCTCAAGATATTAAACCTAATAGATATCAACAAATATCTCAGATAATGAAAGAATATAAACCAAAGATTGTAATAGAAACTGGAACATGGAATGGTGGAAGAGCTATAGAGATGGCCCTGACTGCATTTAATTATACTGATACATTTACTTATCATGGTTATGATTTATTTGAAGATGCTACTATTGAAACAGACCATGAAGAGTTTAATGCAAAGGCACATAATAAAATGTCTGCAGTTAAAAATAGATTAAAAGAATTTGCAGAACATATGAAAGAAAATAAAAATAAAACTTTTACATTTGAATTAAATAAAGGTAATACTAGAAACATATTAAAAGACCAAGGTGAATGGTTTGATATGGCTCTTATTGGTGGTGGTAATAGTATTAAAACTATAGCTCATGATTATGATTGTGTAAAGAAAACACCTATAGTTATGATTGACCATTACTTTAGAGAAGATGATGATAAGATGGCACCTAATGAGTCTTACTGTGGTGTAAATAAACTATGGGATAAATTAAAAAAGAATAAAGAAATACGTAAACATGTATTACCTTCAGGTGATAAGGTAAAAGATGGTGGCTTTACACATTTTATGATTGTGTTAAGTGATAAAGAATTACCTAATATACCTGCTGATTTACAAAGAGTTCCTATTGTAGTTAATCCTAGAGATTGTGTACCTAAAGATTATATACGTGGTAATATAAAAGATAACATGAAATTAATACCAGAAAGTAAATTTATACAGAAATGTAAAACACATAATGAACATGGTATTATTATTTCTGGTGGACCTAATATAGATTATGATGAGTTAAAAGATACTATTAAAAAGTATCCTAATTCTTTAACTATATGTGTTAAGCATGCATATCCTGGTCTTATAAAGAATGGTATAAAACCAAATGCTTGTATACTATTAGACCCACGTTCTATTGAAGGTGAAAGTACACATGGTATTAAGAGAAAAGATTTATTAAAAAATCCTGATGCAGATACAAAGTTTTTAGTTGCATCTATGACTGACCCTTCTGTTACTAATTATCTTATAGAAAATAAAGCAAACATATGGGGTTGGCATGCATTCACAGAATCATTACGAGATGATGATGATAGAAAACATGCAATTAAAAATAATCAAGTAAAGATTAGAGAAGACGTAGGTTTACCTGTAGGTGCTACCTTAATTACCGGTGGTACTTGTGCAGCTATGAGAGCTATTGGTATGTTACATACTATGGGTTTTAGAAACTTACATTTATTTGGTTTTGAATCATCATTAAAAGATGACCCTACTGATGATATGAAAAAAGAAACTACTGGTGCTGATGATGAACCTAAAAGACCAAAGTATTTTCAAGTATCGGTAGAAAATAAAGCTTATTGGACTACTGGTGAATTATTAGCAATGGCTCAAGATTGTGAGAAAACATTTGCTGATAAGACTATGGGTATTAATTATTATTTTTATGGTAAAGATAGTTTAGTATTTGAAATATGGGAGGGTGCACAAAAGAAAGAAACATTACCTGATTATAAGGATATGTTAAATGCACAATAGAGATAAACCTTCTCAAGATTATGTAGACCTATTAACTGAATATAAAGAATTACATAAAGACCCAAAGTATTTTAATGGTATATGTTTAATAACACATCTAAATACAGTAACACATATTATGGTAGAGGAAGGTGTTAAAAGTTTATTAGATTATGGTTGTGGTAAAGCTCTATTATATGATGAAGAAAAATATAAAACAATGAGACTTAATAAACGAGGTCAAGTTTTACCTAAACCTTTACAAGAAATATGGCAACTAGATTATCATGCCTTATATGACCCTGCATATCCCAAGCATAGTAAATTACCTAAAGGTAAGTATGATGCTGTAGTATGTACAGACGTAATAGAACATATAGATGAGAAAGATGTTGACTGGATTCTAGAAGAAATATTTTCTTATAGTAGAAAGTTTGTCTTACTTACTATTGCCTGTTATAAAGCATTAAAAACATTTAAAGATGGTAGAAATGTACATGTTAATATAAAAAATCCAAAACATTGGAAAGAAAAATTATTACAGTTACATGATAAACATCCACATTTAAATATACATTATAGTTTAGATGTTATTGAAGATGAGAAAGCAGAAAAGCCTGTGTCAATAACGACATGGGAAAAAATAGAAAGGAAATAATATGGCACTACTAAGTTTGATTGGACCTGCTACAAAGTTATTAGGTAAGTTCATAGAAGATAAAGATGTAAAAAATAAACTTGCTCATGAAGTAGCTACAATGGCAGAGAAGCATGCACAAGAATTAGCTAAAGGACAATTAGCTATAAACAAAGAAGAAGCAAAGTCTGGTAATATATTTATTGCCGGCTGGAGGCCCTTCATAGGTTGGGCATGTGGGGTTGCCTTAGTGTGGCATTTTATTGCAGCTCCGTTTATTATTTTCTTTGCAGCACTATTCGGTGCAACATTACCAGCACTACCTGAGTTTGATATGGGAAGTTTAATGACTGTATTAATGGGTATGCTTGGACTTGGAGGTCTTAGGACTTTTGAGAAATATAAAAAAGTTACAAAATAAAAAGGAATAATTATGAAACAAACAATTTATTTAGCATCATTAGTATTGATATTAATTTTTGTATTTATATTTGCAAGAACTGGTTCAGAAATAATAAATGAAAATATACCTACTAAAAGCAGTAATGTTCTTGAAAAAGAATATGAAGAATATGATATGAGTAACTATAGATAGTGGCAGAGTTTAAAAAACATACCCCTTATAAAACTAAAGATTGGTATCTCAAGTGGGCATCATCTTTAGTTTTAATTGTGGGTATCATGCTTACATCACATAATATCTACCCATATAATTTATATGTTAGTTCTGTGGGTTTATTAGGTTGGACTATTGTAGGATTCTGGTGGAATGATAGAGCAATTATGATTGTAAATCTTGTATCGCTAGTAATATATGTAACAGGTCTAATCAATTATTTATTATTTACAATGACGAGTATAGATTAAAATGGCACTAAATGAACAACAAGAAAGATTTTGTCAGTCGTATATCCTACATAGGAATGCCTCGGAAGCTGCTAGAGCTGCTGGGTATTCACAAGAACATGCAGCACGACAAGGGCACAGACTATTACAAAATGAAGAGATTGTCGAAAGAATTACAGAGCTCGAACAAAACTTAACTACTGATGTAGATGTTATCTCTGAGATAGAAAAGCAGTATGAGTTTGCCAAAGCTAATGGTCATACTAATAGTGCGATTAAAGCTCTAGAGTTATTATCTCGAATCAGAGGGACTCAAGAAGAGAAAGAAGATATGACAGACCCTGTAAAACTTAAAGAAGATTTAGTAAAGTCTGCTAAGATAATGGGTAAAGATTTTTATTTTGATATAGCTAAAGAAGCTGGGTTTCTAGATAGAGGTAACAAGGTAGACAATGTAGATAATAAAGAGCACAAAAAATAATACACAACCACCTATAATAGTATTCTCTACCATTTTTCGTTGTTTTCTTTTTGCTTCTTCCTCTGCTTCTTTTTTATCTTTTCTTATCTGTGCTTGTATTCTTAGCACTTCATTCCAAGCATTAGGGCCATGAGAATAATTAACAAAGGTACGTAATTCTTTCTCCATATGTTGTGCTTCTTTTAAAGCAGCAAAAGTTTCTAATGCTTCTTCTTCTACAGAACCAAACAACCTTTTCTTTTTTTTCTTATGCCCATCCTTAACTGCTTGAATCGCACCCATCCATCTGCCCAAATCCTTGGACATACTTTCTACTTGCTTGCCTACTTTAAATCCTGATACAATAGTTTTGTATGCAGTCGTAGCTATACCTATCGCTGTAACTGGGTCCATGTTTGCCTCTTAATTCTTAATGGATTATATAAATCTTGGTTGTCTTTTATAGGGGTCTGATTCTATCATGCCTCCTGATTGTTTTTCTATTATTTTATTATGTTTTTTTTTATTATAAAATCCTTTTCTTTTTAAAACTTCTTCAAGATAATATTTTAATTTTTCTTCCGACACTGAGTCTTTTATAAAAGGTTCTATTAAATTTTTATAAGTGTCCTCATTTCTTTTACTTAGATATTTTCTTACTAAAACACCTTTGTTATTTTTTCGTTTAAAAGTTCTATCTGTGGCATTTTCTATTATATCAGTAATATTATTATTAGCTAGTGCTTTGGCTAAATTTTTAGCAGGTGCATTATTTAAAGAAAAATCTATTAATAAATTTTGTTTCCATTTTTCTAAATCTTTAAAATCTTTTTTAATATTATTTTCTTTCATTACTTGATTAAATTCTCTAATTGCTCTATTAACACCTCTTTCACCTTGTATATCAAGTCTAGCTATAGTATCAGATTGTTCATCAGTAACTCCTTTACTAACATCTATTCCATATACCATCTTAGTAGTTATTTCATCACCTAAAAGTTTATGACCATAAGCAATATCATCTGTTTTTCCTCCTTCAGCACCTGGACCTAATTTTTTTTTAATATCTTCATTATTTTTAAAATGATTTAAAAAGTAGTCATCCACTATAAAATCACTTTGTGATGTAATAGATTTTTCTTTTGCTTTAGGTTCTTCAGTAACTGCTGGCTCACGAGAACTAAAATCTGGAATTATTTGACCAGGTTTAGGTTCAAATTTATTTTTCTCTTGACCTCCAGTAGGTAAAGCAGGAACAGGTTTTTTCTTTTCTTTATCTAACAAACTTTTTCTAGCTTGCTCTGTAAGAACTTTATTAGCTATAGTATCATCTAATTCACTTTGTTTTGGAACTTTTAAATTATTTTTTAAACTAGTCAAACCAGGTATTGTTTTTTGATTTAAATTAGGTGTATAAATTTGTTCATTTAATACAGAAGGATTTCTACTATCATCTGTTATAGCTACACCTCTTGTTGCCTCACTATCTACAGAACCTATAGGTATTTCTTCTTGCTCACTTTTTATATCTCCTAAAGGTGCATATAAAGACATTAATGCTTTTGATAAACTATCATATTCTTTTTCAGACATACTTTTTTCCTTTCATCTGTACACTCTTACTTTTTTATTTTTTAAATCTACTTCTACAGGTTTACATATAGCTGTATATCTTTTCTTTGTTACTGGGTCAGCCGGTTGTTTCATTACCCTAGATGCAAAATATCTACATCTATTAATGTCAGCAAACATCATATTACTTTCTTGTTGTGCTCTACCTAAGTATATCATTAATATAAATACTGTGGTCATTTACCTATTGACCTTCTTATCATATCATCTATCTTACCTTCAAGTCTATCAAATCTTTGCATGAGTTGTGTCATATCATCTTTAACATCTTCTTTTGTAGCATACATCAATGCCATGTTCTCTTTAGACTTTGCTAGTTCATCTTTAACTTTACCAATAGAAGCAGACGTAGAACGTATCCACCATAGAAAACCACCTATTGCCATAGTTAATATTGCATTCCATATCATTGTCATATCTGCCATTTTAATCTCCTATATTTACTTCTGGTAATTCTGTTGATAAATTTTTTAAATTATACTTACGATAAATACTATCAAAAGCATTACGTAGTCTTGGAATTTGTGTAACTAAATCTCTATTTTCTCTAGCATATGTTTTCCAAAAAGACTTATCAAAACGTGGAGCTTGAAATTTTCCTTTGGTAATTAAATTTATTTCTTTTTTAGATAGACCACCTGCTTGACGAACTTGTCGAGACATTAATATTTTCTTAGCTTCAACAGGACTTTTAAATTTTAATAAACTATTATACAGTTGATAAATACCTTCCTGTGCTACAAACTGTTCTTCAATTCCTTCTTGATATAACTTTCTCATATTCTGTAAAGAAAAGTTTGCATCTCTAGCACTTAATCTTTGTTTAATAGTAGATGATGTAATATTATTATTTCTATTAGCATTACTTAATAAAGTCTTAGCAGCAAAAGAAACATTCTTTATTGGATTAACAGTAGTTTCTTTTGTTCCTAATCCAAATATACCTAAAGGTCCTGTAAAGTTTAAACCTACTTCCGACAGATAACCAGCAACACTACTTGCATCTCTCATTAGTTTTCTTTTTTCACCAAAGTATAAAGGGTCTAGTTTAGATTGTAAGTAAGAACCACCTTGGCCTCCTATTGGTTTACTTAATGCATCTAATGTTTCATATGCTCCAACATCTCCAGCTAGCTCTCTTATATTTTTTACAACACCAGGTTCTGATATCTTATATGCTTTAAATAAAAAGTCTGCTGCACGTAAATCATTTTCTTCTTTAACATAACCTAATATATTTTTAGCATAATCTAAAACTAATGACTCACCAACAAAAGGAGAGGCAGTATTCTTAATTACTTGTAACATTTTTTCATCTAAGTTTTTAGTTATGTCTTCACCATTTGCTGCACCTACTAATAAAGGACTAATAATATCTAGTACATATTGGTCAGGGTTGTTATAACTTAAATCAGTAACAGCATATTCTTTTTCACCATCTTTATTTATATATTCTCTAACTTGTAGAGCATGATTTTTAGACCACTCTGGTAAAGACTGACGAATAAAATCCATAACTTTATCTGTACCTTGAGTAGTATTATATACATAAGCAGCTAGTGCCGGTGCTGCAGCTACTGCCCCTTGAGACAGTAAACGATTAGCACCAGACTTAATTAAACCTCTACCAGATTTAGTAGACATACCTAATTCAAAACCATCTTTAATTTCTTGAGAGCCCATCTTTAAAACTCTATACTTATTACGTAAGTTCTCTGCAGGAAAAGCAGTAAAAGAACCAAGTATAGGTATGCCTCTCATCTTCTCTAATACTTTTGGTATTCTAGAATATACCGGCATAACATTTAATGCATTTGAAATAGCTACTTCATCTACTAAAAAATCATCAAATGCTTTTGTATCATCTGGTGTAACATATACTGGCTGATTTTCTTTAACTGGTTTGCCTGTTGATAAATCAATTACAGGTTCTTCTGTATCTGGGTCAAGCTTTGTAACTCTTTTAGTTCCTTTAATTGGTATACCATAATCTCTTTCATAATTAGCTCTCATGATTTGTTTTTGTTCAGGCGACATATCATCAAAGATTTTTTGAAACTTAGCTTTCTCACTTAAATAACTTGCTATCTTACCTAAATCATCTGTCTTTGTATATATCTGTTCTGCTTTTCTAGCAGTTTTTTTAAAGCCTGCTGTTTTTTCTAGAGAACTAACTCCCATTGAACCTACACGTACAATATTTCTAGCTAGTACACCTTGTATACCTTTTATATTATTCTCATTAATATCTGCAAAGTCTGATAATCTATTAGCAATTTGATTTAATTCCACATTAGTACCTTGCACACCTAATCTTCTTAGCTTATCAAACAAAGCATCTTTATCTTTTTTAGATTTTGTTACTACCACTTTAGCTAACTTACCTATACCTGTCCAGTTACCTGAATTAGCCACAGTAGCTAAAGCACCTAGTGCATTTCTTACGTGAGCAAAAGGATTGTATACTGTCTTACCTTTTTTAATATAACCTTGAGTCGCTGCAATAGCTTGAGCAAAAGGACCTAGTGCTTCATTCTTAGATAAAAATCCTGTTCTATCTGTCATAACTTTTATCTTAGCTGCTAATTCTTTTGGTATAAATATTTCTTGTGCAGGTGCTGCATAAATATCACCACGAACTTGAAAAGGTGTTTCATCATATAAAGACTTTTCAAATGCAGAAGCTTTAGAAGTTACAAGAGGAACAGCATCTTCACCTAATAGTTCTTTAGCTTTAAAAGCAGAGTCAGCTCTTACTGCCAAGCCTCTGTTTAATAAACTATCAGATAACTGTGCAGCTATTCTTAAATCAGCAACAGGTTCTACAATACCAGCTATAGTTTCAGTAGCTCTTAATGCTGGGTTTTGATTTAAACCATAGATTGTTTTAATAACATCAGGCAATTCTTGTTTTGATTTTAATGCACCATACTTACTTCTGCTTTGTAAACTTGGTGTATATAATCTTTGCATTTCAGTATTAATAATTTTATTTAATTTGTTTTCATCATAAATACCTTCTTTACTTTGTTTACTAACAAATTCTTTTAATGTACCATCTGCATTTCTAAGTCCTAGTTTTTTACCTAGAACCTCATCTTCTACTGCAAGATTACGAAACTCAACAATAGTATCTCTATTTCGTGCATCTTTTTTCCAAAGATTAAAATCTTGTCTACCTTTCTTTGTAAACTTTTCAAAGATATCCCTTACATAATTATTTTTTAAACCATAGATTGTTTTAGTTTTTTCAGATATTTGTAATCGTGGGTCATCTAATTCTTTTCTAACTTTAGTTCTAAGACGAGTAAAGTCTCTTAGACTGTTAGCTAAATCAGGACTTCTTAATCTAACATTTCTTCTAGCTATAGTATCTCCTTCCATAGCTTTATTAACTAATTCAATATCTGTTGGTGTAGGAGCTTTAAAATCTCTTTGCCAAAATGTTTCAATATCTCCAGATAACTTTTCAGCATCTTGTTTAATTTCTTTAAATGCTGATTCACCTATCTCAATGTTTCTCATGGTAGCATTATCTAAACCAGCCTGAGGCATAAACCATTTTTCTAACCAGTTTTGTGCACCTCTTACAGCATTACTATCTGAAAGACCTGTAGCCTTTGAAGCACTCTTAACACCAGCTCCTATAGTAGAACCTACAATATTAATACCAGCACCTCCTAAAGGACTTATCACACCTTCAGCTAAACCTTGTAAAGCTATATCACCATAATCATATTCTCCTTGGGCCCTTCTTCCTAATGCCATATCTACATTTTGAGAACGTGCTTGTTGTGCACCACCTCCAGCACCAGCAATACCACCTTCTACTGCTAATGAACCAAGTACTGGCTTAGTACCTAAAGCTTTTATCTTTGCTTTTACTGTTGCTCTAACACCTTGCTTTGCAGCTTCTTTAGCTCCAAGAACAGCAGCACCACCTGTGCCTAATGTAAATGCACCAGCAACAACAGATAATAAGTTAGTAGGGTCTGTAATACCAGCAGCAGCATAATCACCTAGTGCTCTCCACATAGGTGCACCACCTTCACTAAAAGCTGAAGGCAGTTGGTCTACTTTATCTAAAGCTTCTGAGTAAGATTTTTTATTAACATCTGATAACTGTTTTATTTTACTACCCTGTGTAAAGGTAGATGAAATATTAGTATCAAAATATCTTCGCTTCTGTAAAAACTTATCTAAGACTTCTTGTCTATTATTAGTTACAGTTTCACCCATAGCTTTTAAAGAATGATAAGCATTACTTAAAAACTTATCATCTTGTAATAAAGAATTATATGTTACTTTATTATCCATTTTGTTTTTTTACTTTAAATTCTTTTTCATTAGGACTTTCATTAAAAATTGTTTTAAATCTAGCATCATATGCCTTTTGTTGTGAAGGTTTTAAAAGATATCTTATTTTTAAATAATTTTCATAACCTACATTTGGGTTTCTTCCGTCTTCTGTACTTGCTAAATAATTATCAGCTTGTTCAGTAATAGTTAAACCTGTTTTTAATACGCTATCTCTAGCTGCTGCATTTAATCTTTCTTGTTCTAATCCAGTAGTATATTCCTGAATATCTATTTGACCTTTATTAAGTAACTGTTGATATTTACCTACTCTTGCTTGAAACTGTTGATTATTACTATCTCTTACAATTTGTCTTTCTTCTCTATTTAAATCTTTTAAAGTTTTTAAATACTCTTGAGAACCTTCAGTTGCTTTAGCTCCTGCTTTTCCAAACTCAGCAAAGAAACCACCACCTTTACCATCACCAGTTAGTAAACCTTTTCCTAAGTCTATTAAGAATTTACTTCTAGCTCCTTTTCTAGCTGTTTCTTTTTCTTCAGTAAGTCTAGCTTTATCAGCTTCACCTTGTGCTTTAGCTGTAGCCTCTAATCCAGCATACTGTTGAGCAAGATTAGTAAACTGTTTTCTCGATTCAGCAAAAGGATTAAATCCTGTTGTATTTTCTGTACCAGCACTAGCATTACCTATAATATCACCATCTATTAATGCTTGATTATTATTAGTAACTGATTGATTATTATTATTAACTGATTGATTATTATTATTAGTATTTGTATTTGACTCAAAGTCTTCTTCTATAACATCAGGAGCATTAGACCTTGAAGACATCCTATCTCTTTTTCTTAATGTAGATTCTAAATCTTTTATTACTCTAGCTGGTTGATTGCTTTGTTGATTCTCTTTGTCCTGTTGTTCTCTTGCTATTCTACCTTGAATACCTTCTCTTACTGCAGACAGGCCTTCTAAATCTTGTACTCTTTGTTTTTGTTTTTCAGTCGTTCTTAGGGGATTTAAAGCTGTGCCTATTTTTTTAATTGTATCTATAGCTGGAGATATATCTACGTCACCTCTTATTAATTTTTTTGGGTCTATACCTTGCATAGGTTCACCTGGTATTTTTTTTCTTAAACTATCAAAAAACTGTTTTAAAGAATCAATAGTAGATGGACCATCTTCTTCATCATATTCTTCTATCTCTTCATTTATATCTGCCATTTGTCCTGGTGTTGTGGGTCTGAGATTATTAAAAATTGATTGACCTACCTTTTTTTTTACCATAGGTAAACCAGATAAACCTTCATCAACACTACCACCTTCAGAAAATAGTTTTAAATTCTTAGCAGCATCATAAGTACCTAAAGCAGTTGCTCCAGTTCCTAATGCTGTTGCTAAAGGACTTGGTCTATATTGTTGTTGTGTATATTGTACTTGACCTTGATTAATAGGTGTACCAGCTACTAATGCTTGGAACTTACCGAGTTGTTGTTCTGGAAATTCTCTTTCAGTTAAAAATCTTTTATATGATTCATCTAATAGAGTTTGTTCTCTTTGTTGTTGTTCTCTACCCATAGCTTCTAATGCACCTAATTCTCTAGCTTGTGATGTAAACTGTTGAGGTACTAATGAAGATAAACCAGAAGCAGCTTGCCTCTCTCTTAATTTCTGTGCTTCAAATTGTTTTTGTGCGTTTTGAAAAGCTGCTAAATCTCCTTTAGCTTGTAAGTCAGATAGTAATCTTGCTTGATTATCTTGTGCTTGTGACTCTAACATAGCAGCTCTAGACCCACCAAAAGAACCAGCATCTACTGCTGCTTTTCTAAGGCCTGGTAATGTTTGTTGTTGAAATTGTTCTGTTGCTTGTCTCTTAGCAATATCAGTTACTGCTTGTTGATAAGGATTCATAAATGGTTGTAAGTTTTCAGTTGTTGCCTGCTCTGTTTGTCCTCTAATTAATCCAGTAGCCTCATCATATATAGGTTTAGATTGTCCCACTAAGTCTCTTAAACCTGCTTGAGCTCTTGTTTGGTCATCAGATATAGCAGCTAAAGTTTTTCCCTCATAAGGAACAAAACCTTCATCCATTCTTTGTTTATATAATGCTTGACCTTTACCTAATATGTCTTTAAGATAAGGTGCTATTTCTTCTGCTATTTTGGGTTCAGATATACTAGCCGGTACAATCTGTGTAGGTTGACTTCTAGTTAGACCTAATAAAGACGAAAGACTCATTATACTCTCCTCATTCTATTTAATGCTTGTAAACCATCTATTTCTTTTTGTTGTTCTCTTTGTCCTGTTGCTGCCATACGTACATCCTTTACAGTCGCATCCATTATTTGTGCACCTGCATCAGGATTACCATTACCTAATAAAGACATTGTATTAGCATCTACCACATACTCTTTAGGACTTACTGCTAATGTTGCTACTTGCTGGCCATTATCTCGTTCTACAATAGGCATATATACATTATCTTGCATACCATCACCTTGACCTCCAACCATGCCTGAGAACTCTTTATATCGAACATCTAGGCCATCCTGAGGCATTTTCCCACCATATGCCATACCTATTAATCCACCTGATGCAGCTAACTGAGTATCTCCTGGTCTAATAAATCTAGTTTTAACACCAGAGGTTAATGCACCAACTCCTTGTGATGCAGCATAGTTTGGATTATAATTTTTATAAGCTAACTGTATTAACTCTAAAGCTCTATCAGTTGGAACTATTTCTTCTTCTCCAGTTTCTGGATTAATTCTATAATATTCTGTAGCTACTTTACCATAGTCTGTTTCTACTTGTCGTTGTTGTAAACCCTCTGGAAGGTCTGGTTGTTCTTCTTCTGGAGCTAATGCTTGTGCAGCTGCTGTTCCTAATGCTAGTTGTCCCATTGTGCCATCAGGTATTAATTTATTTAAATAAGGTACTCTATTTAATTCTCTTCCAATTAAAGTTCCTTTATAATCTGGACCAGATAAACTTAATGAATTTTTTATTTTATCTACAGTAGATAAGTCAGCATACCCTGCATCTCCTGCATCTACTGCATTACTATAAATAGGTTTACCACTATAATCAAAACCGGCTATAGATTGACCTGTATTTACTGTACTTTGAGATGCACTTCCTATACTATCATTACCATAACCAAAACCGGCTATTTTAGCATCAGATTTTAAAGGAGTATTTGTATATCTACCTTGTATATTAGCATCTGTATTAACTGCAAGACCACCAGTAGGTCCACCAGTTGTACCACCTTTACCAATTACCTCGTTAGGTTGCTCACCTTTTAAACCACTAAGACCTGTTTGGTCTCCAAAACTTTTTCCTACAAATTCTCCACTGCCTGCAACTCTATCACCTAATCTAGAAACAAAAGTTCCTGATGGGTCATAACCAGCTCCACCTGTAACACTTTGTCCTAAATCAGAAAATACATTTGTTGCTGCTGGTGTTGGAGCATTTGGTAATGAAGACAATGGAACATTACCAGTATAATTAGCAGCATCAGGGCCTAAATTAGAAGCATAATTAGATGTTCCATCTCCTACAAATTCACTTCCAGCTTGTGAACCTTCTGATAACTTACCTTTAACTGCTTCTGCAGCAGCAGCTTTAGCAGCAGCCTGTGTAACTTTATATGGATTACCTTCTGCTTTAGGGTCTTTCATTGCAGCTATACTAGCAGCTATTGCAGCAGCTGCAGCAGGATTACCACCTAATAAAGGAGCCAAACTTAAAATAATATTACCAACTTTTGATTTAGCTAAAGGCCTAACAATAGCTCTACCTGCTATTTTAGCACCAGGAAGTTTATTAAAAGCTCTAATTGCTTTCTTTAAAAATCCACCAAATCCTGCTTGTACTACAGGAAGATTAACAAGACCACCAGAAGCTGCATATTGCATATCTCCTTCATCAGCCATACTACCAGCCGTTAAGTCTGATAATAATGCTAGCCTTTCTAAACCTGTAGGTTCTGGCTCTTGTAAATTATCTCTAAACATCATTAAATCCTGTAGTCCATTCATTATATTTTCCTTCTATCCATATAGTTTGATTGTGCTTTTGTTTGGTCTGCATAAAAATTATTGCTTACATCACGTAAGGGTTCTATCTTTTGTTTTTGACTATATATACCCTGCATTAATCCAGTCTTACCTTGATTAATATTTTGTACATAAGTACTTGTATTTATAAAATTAAAATAATCTGTTTTATTCATTAGAAAAAAGCCTTAAATGTTGTTGAAGCTGCAGTGCTAACAAAACCTTTATATTTACCAGCACTTGTTGTATACACCACATCACCTTTCTGTGGGTTTGTAATATTACCTGAAGTTACTTCTACTCTTATAGTTGTTGATGGTCTATTATCTACTTGTGCATCTCGTGCATCTAATTCATTTAATAATGTAGCACCCCATCTTTGCATTTCATTATATAAGTTTCTTATTTCTTCTGTTGGTAAGTTTACGAGATTAGATAACTCAGGATATCTTGCCATTATCTACCACCATCTTTTTGTATTCCCATACGTATTGTTCCCCATCTCCAATTTGTACCGGTGGAATTACAAGACACCCTGATTCTAGCTTGCCTTCCTCGTGCTCGCATACTTATCTTTTCTGTAGTATTAGATATAGTAAAAGGACCTTTCTCAGTTACCTCTTGACTTTCAGGATATCTTTTAGTCTTAACACTAAATTTTATATTACCTGTATTAATATCATAGTCTGGTATAATTTTATCCATAAACATTAATTCATTACCATCATCTAAATCAAAATCTGCTGACTCTATAAAAGAAGTTTGTGCTGCATTGTTTGCTGTATATACAGATACTGGTTCATTATTATATAAGTTACTACCACCTACAGATGAACCTGTTGTTATTGTATTTCCAAATACTGTTCTATCTGCAAAGGTTGTAAATAATCCTGTACCATATACCCAGTAATTTTCTTCTGGTGAATGTACTACATACTTATTACACTCAGATGAATCAGTGCCTGGATATAACCAAATAATTTCTTTAAACTCAGAGTTAATACCAGCAAACACTTTATCTTTTACATCATAGTTTAAATCATCAAATATAAATCTTCTTACTGTACAAGGTAGAGTTCTTACTTGGCCATCATAAGCATAGAAGTTTTCTTCACCCATCCAATAAGACACACCATTATAATCAACACCACCATGTGCAGATATCATACCACAATTACTACCTGCTTGTCTAAAACTAAAAGTAAAAGGTGGTCCTGTAAATTGCATTAACCATAATGAATTATCTGTCCATATATTAATTGCATTTCTACTTCTTACTGCACCTACTATTTTTGTACCATCTGTTAAGACTGTCTCACCTGATGTAGAACTTGTACTTGGTACCCAATTAGTTACATCTTCTTGATTAGACCATCTAACAGTCATAGGGTCAAATGTTCCATTAGGGTCTGCAGTTGTATTAAAAGCATTACCACCTAAACATATTAAGTGCCTATCATTTGGTGATATTATAATAGAGTTTACAGTTGTTGGTGTTGAGTTAGTAGAACCAGATACTTTTACAGCTCTTGCTGGTGTTGCTGAAGCATCAGTATCAAATCTATAAATTGTACCTCCTCTTCTATTTGCAATAACATCTTCACCAAAGTTATCTAAACTCCATTGTGTAATCTCACTTACAAAATCACTAGAACCTACAGATGTTGGTTGATTCCATGCTCTTACATTAGAGGCACAAACACCAGCATTATAAACACCAGCACCAAATCCTAAACCTGCTACAGCTTCTGCTGCACCTGTTTCTAATAAGAAGTGAGCTGTTGCCTGACTTCCTGATGCTTGAGCAGCACTTGTTGTAGTAGCTACATCTATTGCAAAAGTATTTGCAGTTAAAACACTTACAGAAAAAACTGAATTTCCTAAAGTTACATTACCACCTATAGTAGTAGAACTTGTAAAAAATACAAAGTCACCTGTACTTCTACCATGTGCTGTTGCTGATACAGTTATTGTATTAACACTAATAGCACAA